TTGAGATCGGGACGTACAAGTGTGAAATCTGCGAAACAACAACGACCATCATGTCGATTGATGGATCAGACGGGGAGTACGGTTCATTTGACTGCTGCAAGCCTTGCTTTGACAAACTGTGGGAGAACAAATGACTTATCCGTTTGAAGGAACCATCAAAATGGAAACCGTGAAAGACGAAGAAGGTAATGACAAGGTTGTGTGGGATTACGCTGAACCCGGCTCAGAATGGGCTAGGTTAGACAAAGACAACAACTTAGTCCACCTTGACATGGACTTGTGCGCTCAAGGCCCTGCAAATGCCTACACCGCACTAGCAATTGGTGTTTGGAACGCTGCTGTTAAGGCCGAAAGAGAGGCGTGTGCAAAGAAAGCAGAAACGCTTGGCGTACACCCTGCCCTAAATGTTTTTGCTGGCGGCCCTGATTGGTACAAACATGGCAAAGAAATTGCCACCGCCATCCGAAACAGGGGGAACACATGAGAGAAATCGACCCCGAAACATGGCTGATGATCGGCGTGGCTTGGTTTCACGGCTTGCTGTGCGGCTATGCAATCTGGCGCGAGCGCAAAAGCACACCGAGGGACGAAGAATGACCAAGAGCAAATGGAAGTCGCTGTCATGAAAAAAGACATTAAGGCATGGGCCATCAAACTCAGAGGCCGCAACTTCCGCAGCTTTGACGGAGTTCCGCTTCTGTACATGAAGAAAGTAGACGCTTCCGCAGTTGCCATGAGAGTCGAGAAGATCAGTGGCGTAACAGCGCAACCAATCCGCGTCAGAGTACGCATAGAGGAGATCGAGTGACAGAGCACAAACTCACCCACGACCGCTTTGCTGTGGTCGATGTGAACAACCACTGGCTTGATGCCAAAGAACATTCACCGCCGCTGAGTGCGAAGATGCTGCTGATCGACAAACGCTTAGGCGTTGCAGTCCTTGGTAGCTGGCGCGATGCTGACGGCTGGACTCACTGGGCACCACTTCCAACATTTAACAGGAGCAGAGAATGACAAATCCATTAGACGAACAAATTGATGGCAACCACTACAAGCAAATGAAAATACAGCCAGTGGAGTTCATCCATGCCAACGGCATCCCATACCTCGAGGGCAACGTCATCAAGTACGTCAGTCGCTGGCGCAACAAGAACGGCATGGCTGATCTCGAGAAAGCCAAGCACTACATTGAACTACTAATTGAGTTGGAGGGTCGCAATGTTTAAAGACCTGATGCACAACATACTAGGGAGCACTATCACTACCAGCACGCCCGGTGTGACGCCAAAAATGATTGGGGTGCAGCGACCAATGCCGACTTCAAAGAAACTGTTTTATGGCACTGTTGAAGTGCTGCAGGTAGCCAATGGCTACATCGTCAACATCGGACGCAAAGAGGGCTACGAGTACGAGACGTACATAGCCGAGACCATCACTGACGTGAACGAGCGCATCGCCGCCGCCATCGTCGCATTCCAATTGGAAAGCTAAATGAGTACAGATCAGATCGAGCTGTGGCACAGACGTGCCAGACCTAAACCAACAGAGGCAGACTTCAACGTACAGCTTGGCTGTCACCTCGAGGAGGTGGTTGAAATGTTTGATGCGTTTCAGCTAGACAACGAGGACGACGAGCTCTTTCGACAGGGGCTTCGCTTAGCGTTGAACAACATGGCTTACGCACTTAAGCAGAACACAGTTGTTGCGCAAATCACCGACCGCAAAGATTTCTTGGACTCACTGGCCGATCAAGTCGTTACATCTGTCGGCGTTGGGTACTGCGCTGGCATGAAGACCTCCGACGCTGTGGCCGCTGTGAACCGTAGCAACTACAGCAAGTTCGACAAGAACGGCTACCCCATCTTCAACGAGCATGGCAAGATCGCCAAGGGGCCTGACTATGCACCACCTAACCTTGAGGGGCTGTACTGATGACACCCGTCTACATAGACTTTGAAAGTTTCTGGTCTACGACTCACACGCTGAGTCGTATGTCCCCTACTGAGTACATCACGCACCCAGACACTGAGATCATCTCGGTGGCTATTCGTGAGGGCGATGAGCCTACGTACGTGCTGTTTGGTGAGGACAAGATCAGAAGACATATGCAGGACATGGACTGGGACGACAAGATGGCAATTGGCCACAACATGTCCGGCTTCGACTCCATGATCCTCGCATGGAGATTCAACATCAAGCCCAAGATGTACGGCTGCACCGCTGCTATGGCACGTTCCAAGTACTCGAAGACTGGCACATCTGTTGGCGGCAAGTTCCTCACTGGCGTGTCGCTTAAGAAGTTGGCTGCTGAGTTGAAGGTCGGTGCCAAGTTAGACCTCGAAGCTACGAACACCAAGGGTAAACACTTATGTGACTTCAGCCCTGATGAGCTGGCTCAGATGGAAGAGTACAACAAGGTGGACACTGACCTGTGCGCTGAGTTGTTCAAGAAGCTGGCCAAGGGATTCCCCAAGGCAGAGCTGATGCACATCGACATGACTACACGTATGCTTGTGGAGCCTAAGTTCCAACTCGATTACGACATGGTGAACAAGGCACTGGAAGATGTGAAGGCGGAGAAGGCCAAGGCCCTGAACGACCTGTACGACTTGCTGTTTACACAAGCTGAGTCCGTGGCTCGTAAGCTAGAAGGCGACCCAACCAGCCCCGAAGAATATGTCCGCATGACCATGGCAAGCGCCGCCAAGTTCGGTGAGTTGCTTACGTCTCGCGGAGTCGAAGTTCCCATGAAGCAGTCGCCCACTAACCCGGCCAAGATGACACCTGCACTGGCCAAGACAGACGATGCGTTCATCGCACTGCAAGACCACGAAGACCCGATCATTGCCGCTGCTGCCCGTGTGCGCCTTGAGGTCAAGTCCACTTTGCTGGAGACAAGGCTGCAAGCGTTCGTCAAAGCCGCTGACGCATGCGGTGGTCGCATCCCAGTGCCACTCAAGTACGCTGGCGCTGACACTACTGGGCGCTGGTCTGGTGAGCAGTACAACATGCAGAATCTGCCGCGCATCAACCCCAAGAAACCCAAGGCGTCAGATGCGCTGCGTAACTCACTGCGTGCCCCTAAGAAGCACAAGGTCGTAGTGGCTGACTTGTCTGGCATCGAGTTGCGGGTCAACCACTTCCTGTGGAAGGTCAAGCAGTCCATGGATTTGTACACAGCCGACGTTGAGGCTGACTTGTACCGTTCGTTTGCTGCTGCACGTTACGGCATAGACGAGAGCGAGGTGACCAAAGATCAGCGACAGCTGGCCAAGATCGCTCAGTTGGGTCTGGGCTTCGGTGCTGGTGCGCCTACGTTCCGCAAGGTGGCCAAGCTCATGGGCGGTCTGGAGTTGTCAGAAGCCGAGTCTCTTGAAGTTGTAACAGCGTGGCGTGACACATATCACGACATCGTTAAAGGTTGGAAGTCGTTTCAGAACAACATTCCCAACATCCAGCAAGGTACAGAGGTAGCCATTGACCCATGGGGTCTGTGCGTTACCGAGAAGCACGCTGTGCGCCTACCGTCCGGTCGCAAGATTTACTACCCCGGCCTGACCAAGGAGTCGGACAACGGCAAGACAGAATGGTGGTACGGCAGTGGCCGATCACGAGCCCGCATCTATGCTGGAAAAGGCGTAGAGAACTTGGTGCAAGCCCTTGCCCGTGACGTGATTGCGGAACATGCCCTGACGATGTTCAAACGTACCGGGTATCGCCCATCGCTTGCCGTCCATGACGAGCTGGTGTACATCGTTCCTGAGACTGTGGCGAACGAAGTTCTCGATGAATTGCAGAGCATCATGCGTAAGGGCGTGTCGTGGTGGCCTGAGCTAATCACATGGTCTGAAGGCGACGTCGGTGACACTTACGGCGAAGTGAAATAGTCGTTGACACCACTCACCATGCTGCTACCATAGAGCTTCAGAACACAAGCCCCAACCGTCAAATGACGTATTGGGGCGTCACCGCATTGGAACAACATGACAAACCCGGCTTGGACGTACAGCCAGCTCGACACATTCGAGACGTGCCCGCGTAAGTTCTACCACCTCAAGGTCAAGCGCGATATCGTTGACCCGCCTACCGTACACACTGAGTGGGGCACAAGAGTTCACACCGCGTTCGAGGACTTCATCAAGGACGGCGTCATGCTGCCCGAAGGTATGGAGCAGTGGCAGACACTGGCGTTCAAGCTGGCCGCACTACCGGGCCAGAAGCTGTGTGAGGAAGAGTACGCCCTTGACCGTAACTTCCAGCCCACCGAATGGAAAGGCTCATGGACTCGCGGCATCGCTGACTTGGTTGTCATCCATGGCGACAAAGCTGTCGTCGCAGACTACAAGACTGGCAAGCGCAAACCCACCGAGCAGCTAGACCTGTACGCCAACTACGTGTTTGCCCACCACCCAGAGATCAACAAAGTTACCACTGGCTTCATCTGGCTCAAGGAAAAGAAGATCGACTGGACGCCACGCGAACGGTCTGAGGTGCCCATCATCTGGCAGAACTTCGTGCCCCGTGTGAACAAGCTGGAGTCTGCTTATGAAAGAGACAGCTGGCCAGCCAAAACGTCAGGGCTGTGTAAGGCTTGGTGCCCAGTATTGAGCTGTGAATTCAACGGGAGGAAGAATGGCTAATACACCAGAAGGCAAGGTCAAAGACGCTTGCAAGAAAATGTTGAACCGGCACGAGGTGTACTTCTTTATGCCTGTGTCAAATGGCATGGGCTCTATGGGTGTGTTCGATATTGTCGCTTGTGCAGATGGCGTATTCGTTGGGATCGAATGTAAAAGCGACAGCAGCAAAAAGCCTACCGCACTGCAGACACACAATGCTACAAAAGCTAAGAAAGCTGGTGGCGTTATTTTTTTAGTGCATGTTGACAATATAACGGATTTGGAAGATACTATAATCCAGATTAAGGGGGGTGAACGTGGAACTGACAGGCTTTCGTTTTGGCCGTTTAGTGGCTGAATCAAGAACAAACAAAGGTAAACGAGTTGCGTGGGTTTGCCTGTGTGACTGCGGTGTGCGCACGATCAAAGCGCAAGTTGACTTGCGAAGTGGCGACACAACGTCCTGCGGGTGCCGCAAAAATGAAGTTACGGCTGCAAGAAATACGACTCACGGCATGGCTCACACTCCTGCGTACAAAAAATGGCTTGGCATGAAGGCCCGAGTGCGTAACGCAAGCCGACAAGAAAACCGATGCTATGTAGGCGTCACGATATGTCAGCGATGGCACCTGTTTAAAAACTTTTTGGCTGACATGGGAGAACCACCTGACGGTTATTCTCTGGATCGAAAAGACAACAACAAAGGGTACAGCAAGAGCAACTGTCGATGGGTTCCACTTGTAGAGCAATCCAGAAACACTCGAAGGCTAAGAATGCACGAAGGAGTTTGCATTTCGCAGGCAGCACGAGAAAATGGGCTGTCGCCTGACGTTGTTTTAGACAGAGTCAACAAGTTAGGGTGGACAATAGACGAGGCCCTAAGCACCCCCAAGCGTAAACAAAGGAAAGCAAATGACCAAATCAACACCCCGCAAACTTGAGTATCAGAAGACTTACAACGCAAAACCGGAGGAAGTCGCCAAGCGTGTGAAGAACAACGCTGCACGGCGCGAAGCCATCAAAGATGGCAAGGCCAAGGTCGGCGATGGTAAGGACGTAGCGCACAAGAAGTCACTGGAGAACGGCGGTGGCAACCACAAGGCCAATACAGCAGTTCAAGACCGATCAACCAACCGTGGATGGAGGAAAGGCAGTGGCAGTTATAACCCAGATAAATGAAGGCTACTGGAGACCTAACGGCTCCCGCATGTTCTTCGGCCAACAAATCCCAGATGGTGTTGCACACATTCAAGTAATGCGAACGCACCATAGTTTCTACGACGTTGAACTTAGATGGACTACAAAAAATGCAGAAGAACACGCAATGCCATTTGAACAAACCGACGAAGGAATAATTGCCGCATTTATTGCAATGAAACTCACATGCTAATTCACAAAGAAAAAAAGGCTGTCGTACTCAAGCTCCGCAACCCATCACGAGTAACGACAGTCATACCAACAGCGATTGAAGTCCAGCACAAAGGATCGACACTGGTTGCGATACCGCACAGGCCCGACGAAACTCGGGTGCTGCGTAACTTGGGCTTTGAGGTTCCTGAACCCATGCCTATTCACTACGACTGGCCCAAGGTCAGCGGCAGACATGCGCCGTTCTCTGCGCAGCTCGACACAGCATCGTTCCTGTCTATGAACAGCCGGGCGTTCTGCCTCAACGGTATGGGCACTGGCAAGACCAACGCCGCGTTATGGGCGTACGATTACTTGCGCCGCACTAAGACCGTAAAGAAGATGCTTGTGGTGTGCCCTCTGTCTACCATGGAGCGCACATGGGCAGACTCAGCCTTTCAGACGTTCCCTCATCTTGACTGCGTTGTACTGCACGGCACACGAGAGCGCCGCAACAAACTGCTTGCACAAGACGTGGACATTTATGTCATCAACATCGACGGGCTATCTACCATCAAGGACGCGCTGGCCAAGCGGCCTGACATCGACCTGATCGTCGTAGACGAGCTTGCGCTTGCACGCAACTCTGGCACAGACCGCTGGAAGATTCTCAACGCCATCTGCAACAAGCAGGCTCCTCGCCGTGTGTGGGGCATGACAGGATCGCCAACACCTAACGCACCGACTGACGCATGGGCACAGTGCAAGCTGGTGACCCCTGACAACCCGACCATGCCCAAGTACTTCAGTGCGTTCCGTGACCGCGTGATGCGTCAGATCACACCGTTCAAATGGGCGGCGCGGCAGGACGCCAACGAGGCTGTGTATCAGATGATGCAGCCAGCTATCCGGTTCTCATTGGATGACTGTGTGGACTTGCCAGAGCAGACGTTCATCACCCGCGACGTGGCCCTCACCAAGGAGCAGGACAAGGCCTACAAGGACATGATTAACAAGCTGTCTACCGAGTACGCAGGCGGTCAGATTCTGGCTGTCAACGAGGCTGTGAAGGCCAACAAGCTCATCCAAATTGCGTGTGGTGTCGCCTACGGGACAGATGGTGAACACGTCGTCATTCCATCCAAGCCGCGCATTGATGTGCTCAAGGAAATCATCGAAGAATCTGAAGGCAAAGTCATTGTGTTCGTGCCGCTGACAGGCGCTCTGGAAAGCGTAGCGTCAGAACTGCGTAAGGATTTCACGGTAGAAACGGTGCATGGCGGCACCAGTAAGACTGAGCGTGATCGTATTTTTAGTGAGTTCCAACGAGGGCTGGACCCAAGGGTTTTGGTGGCTAACGCCTCAACCATGAGCCATGGCCTGACACTGACGGCAGCAACCACCATCGTGTGGTACGCCCCGGTTCACTCGAATGAAACTTACGAACAGGCTTGTGCGCGTGTAAGACGCCCGGGCCAGACAAGAACCACAGTGATCGTTCACATCGCAGGTACGGATGTTGAGCGGCGTGTGTATAAAAGGCTGCAGGACAAGCAGTCTATGCAGGGTGTGTTACTCGACATGATGAAGGAACGGATAGACCAATGAAATTATCAGAAGCAGTGAGCCTGTACATACGGCTCCGTGACAAGAAGGCAGAGATGAAGGCTGATTTTGACGCCAGCATCGCACCTATCAACGACAAGATGGACAAGCTCGAAGCCAAGCTTCTTGACGTGTTCAACAAGACCGGCATGGACTCAGTTAAGACTGAGAACGGTACGGCCTACACCGCTGTGCGTACAACCGCCAGCATCGCAGATCGTGAGGCTTTCATGGATTACGTGAAGGCCAACGAAGAATGGAGCTTGCTTGAAGCGCGTGCGTCAAAGACCGCAATCGAGCAGTTCCGTGACTCCAACAATGGCGAACTGCCACCGGGTATAAATATTCGGTCGGAACGCGTTGTAAACATCCGCCGCTCGGCATAAACTCTCAACCCCAACTAACCGAAGATCATGAACATCATTCCATTTGACTCCGGCAGCAAACTGCCAGCATTCCTGAAACAAGTCGACGTTGCGGCTTTGAATTCTGACTTGACCGCCCACGCTGGCGGCGGCTTCCCTGTGATCTCTATCAAGGGTAAGGTCTTCGCAGTCGTCCGTGATGGCGACCGTGAGATTCAGATGAATCCCAAAGACCCTGAAAGCGCAGCTACCAGCCTGAACGTGGTGTTGTTAAAAGCCAACAAAGGCACCAGCAAGGTGTTCTACATCAAGGGCTACGACAAGGACACCAGCGAAGGCCAGAAGCCTGACTGCTACTCCAACGATGGCATCGAACCTGCGGGTGATGCTCAGAACAAGCAGGCCAAGAAGTGCGCTACATGCCCACACAACCAGTGGGGCTCGCGTGTCTCCGAGAAGGGCGCTACCAAGGGTAAGGCTTGCGCTGACGCTGTTCGCATGGCCGTGGCCCCTGCTGGTCAGATCAACGACGCCATGCTGCTGCGTGTGCCACCTGCGTCCATCAAGGCTCTGGGTGAGTACGGTCAGATGCTGGCCAAGCGCGGTGTCGGCTACAACATGGTCGTGACCAAGGTCGGCTTCGATGTGCAAGCTGAATCTCCTAAGCTGACGTTCTCTGCTGTCGGCCTGCTGGATGATGAAGGCTTCGCTGAGGTGCAGGAAATCGCTGCGTCCGACGTTGTGTCCAACATCCTCGGCTCGTCCGTCATGGCTGCTGTTGCTGTTGCTGCTGAAGCTGCTGCGCCTACAGAAGAAGCCGAAGAGGAAGCCCCCGCGCCAAAACCTGCTGCCAAGCCCAAGGCAGCACCCAAGCCCGTGGTTGAGGAAGCTGAAGAGGAAGCCCCGGCACCCAAGCCAGCAGCCAAGCCCAAAGCCAAGCCAGCCCCAGTGGTTGACGACATGGACCTCGATCTTGATGGCATCAACTTCGACGACTGATTAAACTAGGGGGCTTCGGCCCCCGCAAAACCTGAAAGAACATCATGCAATACCAGATCAAACTCGACATGAACATGGACGCCAACTCCCTCAACACCTTGCTGGGTGCGCTGGGTAGTGGCCCACACAACTTTGTTCGCCCAATCATTGACACCATCTTGCAGCAAGCCAAGGAGCAGGAAGAAGCTGCCAGAGCCGAACAGTCGGAAGAAATTACGGAACAAATCACAGAAGCCGGACTCACAGACTGATCTGAGGGTTTACCCTAGGGAGCCCGCTTGCGGGCTTTTTCCTTTTTTGGAGTCGTCATGAGTTGCATAAATACAACAGTTAGTGGGGTGTGCCGTGGACACCCTTGAGTTTCTCAAAGCAATCTTGCCCGAACACGGCATCCATTACTTGGCCCTGTTCAAAGAGGGCTACAAATTTCCAGCGCACAAGGTTTACACGGACCTTGAGACCATGGCTGATGCCATTGAAGGTATGGCTGACAGCAAGCAGCTGTCGGTGTACCACGCGTGCGCTTCGTACCAGAAGGCCGTCATCGAGTTGGACGAGCTGGACAAGAACGGCAACAACAAACGCAAGTACCGAGTCCCCGAGAACTGGGACAAGGCCAAATCATTCTGGGTGGACGTTGACTGCGGCCAAGAGAAGTTCGACAAGGGGCAGGGCTACCTGACCAAGAAGGACGCTGTTGTTGCCATGGCCAAGTTCGCCAAGGAAGTCGGCGTCCCAAGGCCGTTGATGGTTGACTCCGGTAATGGCATCCATGCCTACTGGCCACTGACCAAAGATATTGGGCCGGAGCTATGGCGCAAGGTCGCCATTGTCCTCAAGTCTACGCTGGCCCACTGCAAGGTTATTGCAGACCCGACACGCACGGCAGATTTCAGCTCTATTCTCAGACCGGCGGGCTCTACCAACCGCAAGAACGGTGACGCCAAGATCGTCAAGGTGCTGGCTACTTGCGAGGCCATTGACCCGAAAGCATTTGCTGAACCGCTGTTTGCATACGCCAAAGAACATGGCGTCAAGCTGATTCGTGAAGCTCCCAAGAAACAGTATCAGCCGAACGATCTTAATTCTGACTTGACTGGTCACCTGCACCAATACCCCGAACTGCCAGTAGATGCTGATCTGATGGCCAGCAAATGCCTTCAGGCAGGTGCTATGCGCGACAGCAAGGGTGACGTGGACTACGAGACTTGGCGCGGTGTAATCGGCCTGCTGACCCACTGCGAGAGCGGTCGTGAGTTTGCCCGTGACTGGAGCTCTGAGCGCGAGGCCACTGGCCATGGCCAGATCGACTGGGACATCCGCTATGACACATGGGGTGCTGGCCCAACAACATGCGAGTTCTTCAGCAAGTGCAACCCCAAAGGCTGCAACGGCTGCCATTTCAAGGACAAGATCAAGACGCCACTGGTGCTAGGTCGCGTTGCCCCTGAGCCTGTGGAGACTGTTGAGGAGGTCATCACTGAGACAGGTGCAGTCGAGCAGACTACCGTTCCTGCCGTGCCTAGAGGCTATCAGTGGGACAGCCACCTGCTGAGCAGGATGATTCCAGATAAAGAGGGCGTAATGCAGGCGTTCCCCTTCTGTGAGAACTTGTTCTACCCCATCACGCGCATACGCGGCGAAGACGGCACGTTCCGCTACGGCATCCGGTTTCACTTACCGGACAAGCGCATCCGTGAATTTGAAATACCCGGCGAGTCAGTGGCAGCACCAACCGACATGCTGCGAGCCTTGGCCCGCTACGAACTCACCAAAAGCAACCACAAAAACGCAGGAGAGCACATGGCCGCATACCTGTTAGACCAGCTCCAAGCCCTTAAACGCAACATCTCTGAGACCAACACCCTGACCTCATTCGGGTGGAAGGAAGACCACAAGGCATTCCTGCTTGGCGAAACTCTTCATTCTGCTGACGGTTCTGAGCGCCCAGTGCTGGTCGGCGGTAACGCCAAAGAGCGTGTAGCCACATTCCGCAATGGCCGTGGCACTCTGAACGGCTACGCCAACGCGCTGAATTTCATGTACAACCGCCCCGAAGCTGTCCATTGGCAGTACACCATATGCGCTGGCTGGGGCTCACTGCTGTCGCACCACTGCGAAGACTTGTACAAGGGCTTGATTCTGGCGCTGCAGGGCGGCAAGTCTGGTCGTGGTAAGACCACTGCATGTCACGCTGCGCTGGCTGCGTTTGGAAACCCTGAGCGCATGACCCTGAACTCCAAAGAGGGCTTCACCACCAACGCTCTGTGGGCTACGCTGGGTGTGTTCAACAACATCCCCGTGCTGGCTGACGAGCTGACCAACATGGAAGCTCCAGTGTTCAGTGACGTGGCGTACGGCGTATCCAACGGCCAAGACCGCATACGCATGACTTCCAAGGGTGGCGCTGTGGTATTCGCTAAGTCGTCCGAGTGGCGGCTTAACGTGTACGTGACTGGCAACCGGGACTTCTACGGGCTGCTTGCGGCCAACCAAGCTAACTCTCAGGCCGAGGCTGTGCGCCTGATTCAGCTCAACGTGGATCGCTACGACCCGCTGATGCTGGTAGACCGGGCTGACTACCCTAACACCGACGACGGTGAGGACGCATGGAGGTCAGCTTCTGCCATGGTAGCTGCGGAGAACATCAAGCAGATGACCGCCAACTCCGGTCACGCGGGTGCGGCCATGGTCAAGTACATCTTGGCCAACGAAGCTGAAGTTCGCAAGGACATGCAGACCATGCTGTCCAAGTTCACCGACGTACTGTCCAACCCCAAGTTCAGGTTTTACAGGGCACACAGCGCATGCACAATCGTGATCGCCAAGATTGCCAAGAAGCTGGGCATTGTGGACTTCGATGTCAAGGAGATGTACAAGTTCACCGTGGGCCTGCTGCGCGAGTTGGCTGAGTCCGTGGAAGAGAACAACACCGTTACGTCCGAAGACGCCTTCCAGCGCATGGTTGGCCAGCTCAGCCCCCGCATCATCGTAACCACTGAATGCCGTGATGGGCGTGACGCTCGTGGCCCTGAGACCCCGCGTAACCGCACTATTGGGCCGATTGCAGGGCGCTACATCCTAGGCACAGTCAACCATAAAGAGTTTGCTGGTCGCTTGATTCTGAGCCAGAAGGAAGTGCGGGAATGGTGTATGGCCAACCGCACGGACTACCAGTCGATGGTGTCCAGCTTGAAAGAAGCCAAGGCTCTGGTATCCCATGGTGAGAAGTTTGTCATCACCCGTGGAACTGATTGCACGTCTCAGCAGCAGCGCTGCATCGTTGTGGATACCAAGCGTCTGAACGCTGAGTCAACTGCGCCCGTATTGACCTTGGTTAGCAACAGACTTGACGGGGATGCAGCCAGCGATATATGATCCGCCTGCCGACTGTCATGTCGGTTCCTCTTGTGTTGAGAAACTTTGACCCCCGAGCTGAAAGGCCCGGGGGCTTTTTTTCGTCACTTGGCCTTGGCCTTCATGGCGCAGGCACCAGCTTTGGCGCACTTGGCGGGGGTAGGGCAGCCCTTGCAGGGTTTGAACATAATGGTCTTTTTCATGATGGTCTCACTTCATTTTTGAGGTTGATTTCTTGCCTTCGTACTTCTTTTCCATGGCGGCGTAGGACTTGCCTTTAGCCATCATCTTCTCTTTGGCTTCCATCATCTTGGACTCGCCTTTGCCAAAGGGGTTAGCCTTGGCCTTGTTGGTGGCGGTGCGTTGACCGCGCATTGGCATTGCTTTCATGAGATTCTCCAGTTGAAATTAACGGTACTTCGCGGTTTTCGCAGCGATCTTTTTGGGTTGCGCTACAAACTGTTTCCCCGCAGCTTTGCCAGCGCGTTTCGCACGCGTTGTCGCAGCATATTCAGCAGGGCTAAGGCTTTTAATCGCAGACTCAGGTAGATACCTTTCGCCTGTGTCGGATGATCGTTTTCCACTTTTGGTCTTCCAGTTTTGGTTTGTCCACTCTTTGAGGGACTTCTGAGGGGCTTTCAATCTCTGTACCCCCCGCCAGCGGCTTTGTACTTCTTGGCCACGAGCTGAGCCTTACGAGCTGACCATTGGCCAGCACCCGTGCCTTGTGTAGCTGCGGCTTTTACCTGCGACACGATCTTCTTGCGAAGCGTGGGCTTGGTGTAGTTGCCAGCAGCGTTGACTGTGGATTTGGACTTGGTCGCCATGTCAGCACTTCCATGCACGCAACGATTTATTAATGCGGCTGTTGGGGTCGTTGGCAGTTTTGGCGCTGGTCAGCTTCTCTTTCATACCCTCCATGCGGGCACAAAAAGAGTCACGCCGTGAACCGCCTTCAGGCTGTGGAGCCTTGAGCCCCGGCTTGCCGGGGTTCGCTTTGTTGTACGAGGCACGCCCCTTGGCGTTGAGCCCGCCTTTCTCAGATTTGCCTTCTTTGCGTGTCCACGCAGGTGTCTTGGCCATGGTTACTCCTTAATTTTCAGCTACGGATTCTGCCAGTTTACGCTGACCTTCGCGATACTGTACCCCACCTACGGTGCGCTTTTCACGCTGGGCTTGTTCTTGCGGAGCCTTGAGCAAGTTAGACATTGGCTGTGGCGTGAGGCCGTTGCGCTGACGTGCTTGCTGGAGTTTAGTCCATGCCTCACGAGCTCCCTGCATGGCAGCAGTGTCTTTTTCGCGGACAGCTTTGGCGTAGTCGTTCTTGACACGCGTGGTGCGGTCTTGGAAGTTCTTGGTCAGGTCGCGCATGCGGTTCTGGCGCTCGTAAGTCACAGTCTGCTCTACAGCAGGCACACCTAGCGCAGTAAACACTGTGTCGAGGGAGCTTATCTCACTGTCGGGCAAGACCACATCGCCGTTGCGGCGAGTCATACCTTCAGCACCTTGGCGTCCAGCTTTGAGTGCGTCAGACACACCCTTTGGCATAACACGCTCAACACCCTTGTAGTAGTCACCGCTGGCGATCAGGCCAAGGCCGTCAATGATGCGGGACGTCATACCGAAAGCTGCACCGCCCATCAATGTACCGAGCGCCTCGGCGCGGCCTGCGTTGGTGCTCAAGTCAGCGTTGCTGAATGGCATGATGGACAGCATGTTGCCTGCGCCAATCTTGCCGGACAAGTCCATACCAACAATGGTCGGAGCGCCGCGCATAATCATGTCAGCCCACTCAGGGCCAAGCGCCTTGCGCATCTCAGCGGTCAGGTCGTACGGCTCGTCTTCGTCACCGAATGCACCCAAGATGGCAGAGATGGCTGCGTAGCCGGGCAAGCCCATCAGGCCAGCAAACACCCCAGTGTGACCCAACGAGTAGGCCAGTGTCTTCATGGCCGCAGCACGCTCATCAGGCTTGGTAAACGCATCACGAATCAGCTTGGCGTAGAACGCGATTTGAATCAACTGGAACTTGCGGAACTGCAAAGCCACCTTACCCCACTGGGTGTTAAACGCACGAGGAGCGTTAAAGGCTGTGTAGTCACCGTGCGTGTCAGTCAGGATGTCAGCAGCGTACTGCGTAGCCTTGGCAGAGTTTTTGGTTTTGGCGTACTCGAGTCGGTAGGCTGCAATGGCTGTAGACAGTCGGTTGACCGCTTCAGTTTTCTGCACGGCCATGCGCATGCCCTTGTTCAGGCGCTGCGCGAACTGGCTGAGTTTGCCGTCAGCTTCTACCTTGTACTCGTTGATTTCAGTAGCCAGACCAATGTCGATCTTGCCTTGGTTGACCAACTCGTTGATCGCAGTGCGCACGTCAGCAGGCACTTTGGAAAAGTCAAACTGCTGATCGAACAGTTTCACGTCCTTAAACAGTGGACCCAACTCGGTGTAGGCCTTGGCCATCTCAGCAGCGGCCTTGGTGTAGTCATGGCGACCTGCCATAGCAGGCAGCGACATCATAAATGGCTGTGTCAAGTTCTGCAGGTAGTAGGCAGGGCTAGAGGCCAAGAAAAACTTGGACGCCATGTTGGTCAAGCCGTTGACCCACGAGTTAACTTTTACGTCCAGCGAACCGGCGTAACGCTGTGTCAGCTCATTAAAGATTTCTGACTTGCGTTCGCGGTCACCAGTGCGGGACTCGTTGCGCATGTTCTGCAGTTGGTCTTGCACCAGCGGCTCGAACTGTACGTTGGATATAAAGTTGGCATCGGCACGCCCCTGTTGGGTAAACGACTGAAGCATGTCCACTTCACCAGCCACACCACGACGGCGCATCTCAGACTTGCGAGCACTACCCTCGGCCAAAGCCTCCAAGTACAACTGGTTGATGATGTTGAGCATCTTGCCAGCAGTCGGGTCTTTCTTGCCGTTGGGGTCAACAGCTCGCTTGTCCACAGCAGCTCGCATTTTTGTGAGCGCTGGAAGGAGGGCTTCACCGCTGAACGCTTCTTCAAATGCCTGAGAACGGGTAACGATGTTCAGATCAGTGAACACACCCTGCTCGTCAAGCTTATCGCGCAGAGTGCGGGCTTCCCACTTGCTGTCTGTAAAGCTGACATGGTAGTGGTCAGGGTCAGACTCGAGCTCCTTGATGCGCTTGGTGTCCTTGGCTGCAACAGCAGCCAGATATTCTTTGGACTTGCCGATGACAACCTGAGTACCGTTACGCTTGATGGGCGCATAGGGTAAACCCTCACGGATGCGGAACAGTGTCTGGAAGCGTTTGAGCGACGCAGCCTTCTCAGCCTTGAGCGAAGCCTCAGCCTTGGTGTCGTTGGCGTCTTGCGCCGCCTTAATCATGGCGTCGTACTCAGACGTTGCTGCGTCAATGACAATTTTCTTTTTGTCGGACAGCGCCTTATCGCCATGGGCAAACACGTCCTTGACGAACTTTTGAGCCTTGGGCCCCAGCTTGTCGAACTCAGCGCCCATCTTGGTATCACGGAACTTGCCATAGCCCCACTTGCCTGTGCGGGTGGACTCAAACAAAAAGTCGTTGACGCTGCCACGAGAAGAACCTTTGAACTCCTGCTCAATGTTGGCGTAGCCGTCTGCAATTTTCTCGATCTCGCGCTCGAGCTCACTGACGCGAGCAGCACGACGGGCCAGCACATCAGCAAACTTCTGAGCCGACGGCATACCAGCGGCCACGCCGCGCTTGACCAAGTCACTGGTAAACACAACGTAGTCCAAACCCTTACCTGCCAGATCGCCCAAGGCACCGACAGTGTTACGGACTGGCTGCTGCGCCTGCTTGGGCAGCTTGGCAATGTTGCGGTCGATCAAGCCTTGTCTTTGGCGGAGCGCTCTGAAAGGAACGGTAGCTTGCCGGAGGGGAACTTGTCTTGGCTGACCATTCCCTTGCGAGGCTTGGCTCCCAGCTTGCGCTGAGCGTTGAGTTTCATTTGCCTTTGCAGCGGCGTAGTCGGTTTGTTTGACTTGTTCATATACCTGCTCCATGAAGTCTGCCACTTCTGGCAAATTGTCTTCCAAAAACTCACGACCGTCTCTGGTTGTGTACGTAGCCCACAGTTGGGCAAACAGCTCTTCGCGGATGCCGTCGCCATCCAAATCGCCATGCTGCGTACGATCAAATGGGTACGACAAGTGCTTTGACAAGTCCGATGTGGGGTTGCTGTTGTAGTGATCGAACGCAGCTTTCATCACTGCACCCATGGGTTTGATCTGGCCTTTTTCTAATCGAACGTTAAACGCAGGCAAACTGGAAAAGACACCGCCGCCTTCAAGATGCGTTTGGTCCGCAGCATGGCCGATCTCGTGATACATAGTCCACTCGACGCGTTGCGAATCTGTAAGCATGCCCCGACGCATTAGAACTGCTGCCTCGCCATCGACAGCGGTAAAACCTCCGTCCCAATTGACTTTGGAATCGGTAACGTACCAGCCACCAACATAGTCAACCAAATTGCCGAGGCCTTCTTTGCGCAGGCGGTCAGTAGCCAAGCCAACACCGGGCACAGCCTCAAGGCGGGACAGTTCCTGCTCTTGCAGTTCTACAGCTACGTTGTCCCCATCAATCGTATTTACAGTGCGAAGGGCGTTGAACTTTACACCCTCTTCCTCTTTGGCAGCCACGGTGCGGTCAACACCAGCAGTCTTGGTAGCTGACTTCACTGGAGTGGTAGTGGTCTTAGTGACTGGCTGTACGCCTTCGCGCACGAGTCGGTCATTGGCCACGTTGCCCGTAATAAAGTCGTTGACTGTGCTTTGCACGTCAGGAACCACGAACAGCTTGGAGCCGTCCATGTTGGCGCTGTACTTGCCAACCATGTCCTTGAACGTCTCTTTGTCCACGTTGATACAGCCAAACGAGTAACGCGAGTCAGCAGCAGAATCGTTCTTCAGGGCAGCAGCACGCTTGGCAGCGTCCGACTCTTTGAGCCAGACAGAGTGCATGAATGTAACTGTGGCATCTGGATCGTCCAGAGCAAACACTTTGCCAAAGTCATAGTCACCAGCAGTCGTAGCAGCAGCTCCACCTTTTGCAGCGTCCACCACATTCAACCCGAACAAGCCAGCTGGGGTAACGCGGTTCTGCTTGAGGTCGTTGTTGCCCTTGTACAGGTCACCCTTGGCCAAACCAAACAGAGCTTTTTGCTGCAGCACCAGCTCGCCATTGGCCTTGAACACAAAGATGCGACCGCTTGGCTTGTCAGCGATGGTAACGAACTTGTCGCCAATCTTGCCCTTGAGGGCTGGGATCAGTGTGGCGTAGGCTTGCTTGCCTGCCTCGGACATACCCTTCACTTCGTCTGGCAGTTCTGCCAAAACCTGTTGTGTTGTAGTCTGGGTCTCCTGTGGAATCACCACGAAGGCTTCGATCTGCGACACAGCTGTCGGGTTGAAGATCATGGCCACGGACAGAACACCTGCGTGGATGGACTTGATGATGTCGCGGATAGCGCCAGCAACTGCCTCAGCACCCTTGGTGGCGTACAGAACGACGTCGGCCTTGACCTTGGCCAAGAACTCAGCACTGTCACGCTTAGCGTTATAGTGGTTTTCTAACCGCGTAACTTGAGGTGCAGGCAGCTTGGCAACTTGCGGAGCTACGGTTTCGTCGATGATGCGGGACTCTACGTCAATGGTCACTGGCTCACTGCCAATAGCTCGTTGAGTAGGCGCAGCAGCGCGGGCCAGCTTGGTCAGCTCAAGCTCAACGTCACCGCGCTCCCAGTTGCCTTCGCCAAAGCCAATGAAATTGTTCTGCTGGGCCTTGGTCAGGTCAGCAAACTTGGGAGCCTCTGGGAAGTCAGCAGCGACTACATCCCACGCTTGAGCGGCTTGTTCTGCTTGGGTGAGGATGACTGTTGGGGCTTGGCTTTTTTCGGTAGGTTTTGGGGCACGCCGTACTTGTCGGCCCACTTCTTTGCCAGCTTCGGCTTTTGGCTGAACAGGTACCCCTGCTGGGCTTTCGACTTGAACGGCATTGGTCTTCTCCAGTTTGGCCAGTTTGACAGACAGCTCTTTGGTCTGCCCGCTCTTGAATTCAACAGTAACAGTGGTTGCGTCGCCGTCACCAGCGAAGCTCTTAACCACGCCAGTGCCCAGCTTGGGGTTCTTGACGGTATCACCAACGGCGAAACCGTTACGGTCAGCCTGCAGCTTGGCAGCACGCTCAGCGCGGAACTTGGCAGCTTCAGCTTCTTTGGCGGCGTCCTTTTCCTCAGCAGCCACTTGGGCAGTTTCGGTTTTGGCTTTGGCTTTCTTACGTTCCGCCTTTGGCGCAGTAGCACTAGCCACCAGAGTTTCATACTTTGCCGTCAGTTCATCAATGCGGGCAACAGCAGCAGCTTCGGCTTGAGCCAAACCCAAATCTTTTAACTCGGCGGCTGTTGTTTTTAGCTCGGCAATGTTGTCTGCAATGGAAACCAGATCAACAGCCAACTGGCTACCCGCAGTGCTGGCCTTCTGCCATTCTCGAGCATCGTCCAAATTGCCAAACGCTTCACCGGCTTCGCCTTCAATGCCAGCTTCTCTAAACGCAACAGCCATGTCACCGGATTCGGCTGCGTCACTAATGCGTGTGATCTGCTCATCCAACTCTGCCATGCGAGCAGTGTCTGCTTTGGATGGGTTGGCTTTTTTCTTTAGTCTGTCCAGCTCGCCTTTAAGTTTGCCGAGCTTAGTAGCAACTTTCTTTTGGGCGGACTCAATACCCAGCAAGTCAAACACTTGGTTGCTGTCAAACCCTTTTGAAACGGCAAGCCGTGCAAGTTTTTCTGGGTTGCCAATCTGACGGACGCGGTCTTCGGTAATGCCAAACGTGTTGGCAATTTCTTCGACCAGATCGCCCTTATCGCCTTCTGTTTCCACGCGGCGGGACAGGATGTATGCGCGAAGAATCTTACGGTCGCGCTCTTTGTTTTTGCCCTTGCCAAGCTGCTCGTCGATCAAGTCATTGAGGTCGTTCTCAGTGAAGTCGCGTTGCTCCCCACGCAACCCAGCTTCATCTTCGCGCATGGCCTCAATCTCGGAAGCGTTGCCAGTAGCGCGGGCAATCTCCAGAGCGTCATCAGACGTATCAACTAGCGCAGTCGTGCCGGGGGCACCTCGGGTGGTTGTTTGTCCTTGCGGCGCTGCTTCGATGGTTTGAGGGGCTTGAGTGCCACTTGGTGCTCCGGTAGTAGATGGTTGGCCGAGTGCGGCTGCTGGGGCAGTCGTAGTTACAGTGGTAGATGGTTGCCCGGGGGCGACTGGAAGAATGCCAGCTTGTTGAAGTGGGGCTCCAGCTGCTGGGGCACCTCCGACCACTGTTCCTTGAACGACAGGGCTCCCGACTCCCAAGCCTCCTGCAGGCTGCTGTACAGTAGAAACTCCTGTGCCAATTGGTGCCTCCTTGCGGGATTCGATGATGGCCGCATCCATCAGCTCCGTAGCTTTTGTCAGGCGACTTGGAGTCATGTACTTTGCGGCGGCGTAGTTCCACACTGGAACCATGGCTGGAGATGTAGGGTCAACGCCCTGCTCTTCCATCAGCGTAAACAGCTGACGGCTGTTGTTGTTTGGAATTACCTTGAGTTCATCACGCAAGAAGACATCGCGTGGATCACGAGTAGTAGCTACCTTGGCAGCGGTGCTTTCAGCCACAGCAGTCTGTGCTGGATTGGCTTGAGTCAAGTCCATGACGCCAGCGCTACGCTGCATCAACTCGCCAGCAGTCAGCTCACGCTCAACGCCGGTAGCTGGATCAGACACATACTGGCCACTGGGCTCGTCAAACGCCGCCTTAAACTGCTCCTCGTAGCCCTTACGCGATGGGCGCACAATGCCAGTAGTCTCATCGACAAATCTCTTGAGGCCGACTGTCTGGTCGGCGGTAACAAACTGCTCTGGCCGTGGGCGTGTAATGGTGTCTTCTGGGGCAGTCAGGTCTTGCTCCTGCATGGGAGCTCGATAGCCTTCGCTGCGGCCAAAGCCTGTAGCGCCACCGATAGTACCGCCAAGGAACGCACCACCAATGGCTGATTCTTTGTAACGACCTAGCGCAGCATCTGACAGGAATGCTTCATTTGGATCAACGGCCATTCGGCCAAGCTGCGTGGTCATCTCCTGCAGAGTCTCGGTGCCGCTTTCTATACCTGCAGTACGTACGCCAGAAGCTCCAGCACGAGCAAAACCGCCGCGCAGGCCTTGAATGTTATCCAAGGCGGTAATGCCAGAACGAATACCTTGCTGTCGGGCCAAAGCACCTTCGATACCCAAAGCGTTGAGGGCCGAGTACGGCACGCCAAGTGCTAGTGCAGCGCCCAAGTCAATCTGACCGTCGGCTTGCTCTCGCTGTGCTTGCAGGATGTCGCCAACTGCGGACGGATAACCGGCAGCTACGCCACCAACAGTCTGGCCAGCACGCAGCGCTCGAGTGGCTTGGGCAGCAGCACCAACGTCACCAGCGGCCCGGGCAGTACCCAGAGCGGCACGAGTGCCGGACATCAACCCACGAGCAGCAAGACCACCGCCAAGGGCTTCGACCATGTATGGCGCAGAGCCAATGGCCAGACCGCCGACATAGCTTGGCAGGTCAGAAATACCTTGGACGTCTTCAAAGCTCTCAATTGCGCCTTGAGCGCGAGCCCGCTCCGAAGCTACATTGGCTTCAAACTCGTTAGCCTCACGGCCACGACGAAAGAAGTTAGCCCCGGTAACAGCCTCCCCCAGCCCATACAGGCCAGCTTGGTAGCGGTCAATAGAAGCGCCAGTGCGAAGTCCAGCGACGCCAGACGAGGTTGGCTTGTAGCCGTACTCAGAAGCAATACGCCCCGGAGAAACACCCGCTGCAGTTGACGCTAGTTGCAAAAGCTGCTCGTCGTTTTTATCGTCGGCAAACGCCCCAAGGGCGGATCGCAGTTCTTGTAGAGACGGCATGTGCGTACCTTTAATTCAACTAGGCGTATGTTACCGCGACGCAGTCAAAAACCATATCGTTGTTGGCGCAAATCAGTAAGTTGTTTAGTGAGTTCCGCAGTTCTGCGCGGGTCACCACTTCGCATATTAGCTAGTTGTACACGCAGCGCTTTAATGTCAGGGTCATTTGCAGCACGCTGCTCGCGTTCACGCATGACTAAACCAGCCTGTGCATTTTCATTAAATCTAGCATCTCGCGCAGTTGTTGCAGCGTTAGGGCTTTGTTGGCCAAGAGATAACCCCACAGGAGCTGAAGCTGCTGGAGTAGCGGCAGCTGGTTTTTGCCCCGCCAGAATCTTTGCCGCCAACCCTTTCGGATCAAGATCAGCCGCAGCACCCCCCGTACCCCCAGTGCCCAAGTATTGGTTAAAAATCTGGTCCGTAACAGCTTGCCGCGCCGTCTGGAACGTATGCTGCGGACCCTTCTTGTTTGTTGGGTCTACTGGGGTGCCAACCATCAGCTCAGCAGCTTCAGAAATCTTTTTTGGGTCCAGCGCAGCTGCTGGAACGACGTTCTGCTCAAGCGGAACCTGCACACTCTCCAGATCACCTGTTCGCTTGTTAAAACGAAGGGCGCTCATAATTTGAACTGGTTGACCTGTCTTTGGGTCTCGTGCATAACCAACCTGCACGCCGGACAGCTGATTGGCAGCAGCTCCACCTTCGGAAGCAGCCTTCTTTGCCAGCGCGTTGTAGTAGCCAATCTGCGCAGTTTTTGTCTGCTCATCTTGACGGAACTTGGCCAGCTCAAAAGCGCCACCTTCTTTGATCCTAGAGTCCACACCAAGGGCAAACTCCTCAGCAGTTTTTGCTGATAGGAACGGAACACGCGAGCCATCATTGTTGACCTGCGTTACGTTAAAGCCGTCGATTTCTAACTTGAAACTGTCGTTCAAATCATCAATGGCTTTGAGCGCTGCGGCTGGCCCTTTGAGGCGAGCCTGCTTGATAGTTTGGTCAAACTTCAAACCATCTTTCGCAATTTTGTCACGTTCTAGGGCGCTGTAATCTTTTTGCAACGCGGCTTTGGCTTCTGGACCTTTAAATTGCTCAACAGCAGCTAAAACAGCAGCGTCTCGGTCTTCTGGCTTTTCGTACTTGGTTTCGTTAATCTTTGCGAACGCGCTATCGAAACTCAGTGTTTGTTGAAGGTCGCGTTCAGCTTTGGTTAAGCCAACGTCAGCAAGCCGCTGCTGTGTTTTTTGTCCAGCGATCGTACCTTCAAGACTTTGCAGCCGAAGCGGGCGCTCTTTGGCTTGGTACTCCCGGTCCGCAGCTCTAGCAGCAAAATCTTCAGCTTGCATCTCTAAGGCTGCAGCTCCACGGACATCACCACTAGCGCCCAGAACACGGGCAGCTTCGCGCATCTGCAAACCGCGCAACTGCGCAGGGTCAAACTGCCCAGCAACGCGACGCCCGCCGTAGTCCTGAACTTGCTGCGGATTAAACGCCATGGGAGCTGCTGGCATATCGCCTTGCAAGTCCAGACCAGCTTTAGGTACGGCTTGGTAGCCAGTAAACGCGCCTTGGGCCTGCCCCTCGCCTGCAGGGCCATACTGCGGCACGATGTCATACGCACCAGTGTTTGCAAGAGCTTCCAGCTGCTGACCTGTTTCGGCTGTGTAGCCTTGCGAAGTTTCTGGCTTGGCATAAGCCGCCGCCAAATCCCGTTTCAGTTTATCTTCCTCGCGCATCTTGAGACCACGCTCGACGGCGGAAGCACCTACTTGAAAGCCTGCTGCGAATCCCATGATTAAACCTCCACCATTTCGATGCCGAGACCGGCGTAGTTGACTGCCTTGTAGCCGTCTGGCATGTCAAAGACCATGTCAGGGAATTTCTGCTCGACGTCGTCTGCCATGACACCCAAGAAACGGCGACCTGAACCGTTGATGTACTCGAACTCATACAGTGGCAGCATTGTGCGCTCATCACGACCAACCAACTCGATGTTTTCTTTGAGGCGGCGGTCAGACCTGAACGCTGCTGTTGTGCCAGCGCCCACCAAAGCACCCATGACTTCACCTTCAGCCTTCAAACCTGTGTTGAACTGGCTTGTCTGGTTGGTAAGAATGTTGCCGTACGTCTGGCCAGCACCAGCCATGCCTTGCTGATACTGATTACCCGGAGCCATGGCTGTAGTTATACCTGCGGAACCTGCGCCTGTAGCGCCCTGATATGCAGCGGTCGATGCGCCTGCAAGGCCACGGCCAAGACCTGTGACGTCAAGGCGTCGGGCAAAGCCAAGCTGTTCAGCCTGAGTGCGTGCGCCCGTCATGGCGTTGGCGCGTTGTGCGGCAAGACCCAAATTGCCCTGAGCCTGCAGCGCCATACCAGCACCGGAGTTCGGGTTCACACCACGCGAGGCCATGGCCCGCTGACCCATGTCTTGCTGAACTCCAAAGGCGCGACCGGCTGCAGCGGCGGCTTGGCCAGCCATCTGCTCACGATACCCCTCAGTGCTGAAACGCTCAGCGTCTCGGACAAGGCCTTGCTCTACCGGGCGGAACGTCTGCTGCTGGTAGTCGAAGTAGTTCTGCGCTTGGTTCATCTGCTGACGCTGCGCATCCATCTGTTGGCCGTAGACCTGACGGGCCAGAGGCATCATTTCAGCATACTGCCGTTCAGCAAACTCTAATTGTCTCTCACCAAGCTTCTTCATTGGCTCGTAGTCCGGCGCTGGTTGCGATTTACCACCCATGATTTACTCCTTCAGCCAGCGACATGTGTCGGGCCACATTACCAAAACGTGCATGTCGGCACCCGGTGCGCCGTCCTTCATGACGAACTCTTCCTCAAAACCGAGGTGCTTGTCGAATGCCAGTATTTTAGGCTCATTTGACGGAACCATGCCAGTCAATCTTTTTAGCCTGCAATGGCGGAACGCGTAGTCGCACACTGCACGGAACAGCGGGACGATCTGTTTGGTCTGCCGAGCGATGGCAATGTGGCACGTGGCGTTGGAGCCGTTGTAGTTGTTGATGACCACACCAGCCAGCACTTCGTCACCACTCACAACGCCAATGGCGTAGAAGCTGCCCCAGTCAGCGTTCTGTTTGACCTGCTCAGCGACCCATGCGCCGATGCGTTCTTTCTGGTCGTAGACGAGTTGGGCCATGTGGGGATTATGCCGTAGCCCAGCAGTACACTGCGATACCAATTTTAGTTGGCGCTACGCCGTTCGTAACTTCTGCCAAATCACCGTCAAGGTAAATCAACAGGCCGTTGTGCTCTGGCACCCACTCAGGCGTAACATCAACACGCGCCCTTAACCACGCCCCGCCGCCAGCTTTAGCCACGCAATACCTTATGGCTGGGCCTGACACTACGCGTTCCGTAAACAATTCGCCAGCGGGGTATTCTGCTAAGGCTACGTCTAAGCTGGTCTGACCTGCCTCCAGCAACTGCGTAAATGAAGTAGCCTGAAGCTCAAAGCTACCAGCTAGGTAGACGTTAAGAGTAGCTTGGTTCTGCGGTGTTACTTTGTAAGCAAACTTTTTGTGGTGGACTGCGCCAATTTCTGGCGTAGCTTTGTGAACGTGAAAACCACCGATAGTCTGCCTCACAAAGTTGTACATCACATGCTCCCAACTTCGTAGACGGTTTCAGTATAAGACGGTGGAGTCGGCCAAACGATGTTGTATGGGTACCCGGGCTGATCTGTGACATCGCGCAGCTCTTGGCGGTACGGCTCCCACAGAGCTTTAGTGTCCGCAGGAATATCTGCGAGTTGAGTCCAGTCGCAGGCCGACAGAAGTTGATTCCGCTTTTCTCGTACTTTAGCCTCTTGCGTATCGTTATCTGGTATCCACTCTTTTGCAACGTAGTCAAATACATACGCTCCGTCCGCTGGAGGAAAACTAGACGTAATTTCGCCGCCGATTATCTCAACCCACGGGCTAGAACGCTCATCGTCGGGCTGGACAGAGACATCGTATTTTTTGGTGGTGGAGTTAAACCAGTTAGTCCCACGGTAGTCTGCGGTAAGTTCCCACGCACTGCCGTTCCACTTAGGATGTAGCCTGCCTACAGGATCAGGCG